CGTGGAATGGCAAGTGTTTAACAGCAAAAATTTTGGAGTCCCCCAGAACCGAGAACGCGTGTTCATTGTCGGACATCTTAGAGGAACAGGTACCGAGCCAATATTTCCTTTCGGATCAAGTGTCTCAGAACATAATTCTGAATCAAAAATAAATATACTAGGAAATACTAAGAACCCTGATGGTACAGGGTTTGGTACTAGAAGCTTAGTTTATGATTCAAATGGCGTTGTAGGTGCTTTGACTGCTACTGACTACAAAGGAGCAAAACAGGTTGCTATACATTCAGATAACGAAATAAAAGTAGCTGGTAAGCTACCTATGTCTCATGACCAAAATAGTAGAGTATATGATCCTAACGGACTAGCACCAACATTGTCAACGATGCAAGGCGGTGGCCAAGAACCAAAGATAAGAGTTAAAGAAGCAACGGCTAAAGGATATTCGGAAGCGGAGGTTGGAGATAGCATTAATTTATCCCATCCAAACTCAAAAACGAGGAGAGGAAGGGTGGGAAAAAAACTCGCTAACACTCTGTTAACTGGAGAGACTCAAGCGGTTGTTGCCCCTGGATTCAAAATTAGAAAGCTAACACCTAGAGAGTGTTGGCGTCTACAAGGATTCCCGGATTGGGCTTTTGACAAAGCGTCCAAGGTAAATAGTAATAGCCAATTATATAAGCAAGCTGGCAATAGCGTTACAGTTAATGTTATTGAGGCCATTGCTAAGAGATTATAGGAGGATCATAAAATGAAAAATAACGGTTGCGGTTGCCTGATTATTATGTTGGTGCTATTGGTATTTGCACCACAGCTATTCGTATTATTGGCCTTGGTCCTAGTTGTCATGGCCTTACTCAAGTACTTACTAAATTAAAGGAGTGTAAACAATGATTATTTACTTAACAAGCAAATCTGGCAAAAAAATAGGCGTTAACTTTAACATGGTAACGTGTATTGAAGATTGTGGAGAAGAATCAGAGGTTCATTTCCCTCACGCCTCTATCTCGGTCAAGGAATCACTAGATGAAATAACGACGTTAGTAAAAATTCAAAAGATAATAAAGGGGATTAGACAATGAAAAATATTACAGTCTATGGTAAGACAGGGTGTCCTCATTGCGAGTTAACGAAAGCTTACCTCAAAACAAAAGACATTCAGTTCAACTACATTGATGTGACGGTAGATGCAGCTGCTTTGAATTCGATTCAAGAGCATGGCTACCAACAGTTACCTGTGGTGTCTATCAATGACTTTGAGTCTTCGTGGTCCGGACATAGCGTGCCTGCTTTAGTTCGGCTAGCGATGTGGGATGGTGAGTGAGATGGCAGAGCATAAGGGAGAAATAAAAATGATTAAGATTTATAAAGTTAACACGTTTGAGAAACTTGAATATCTACTTAACACCTTGCATGAGCGGGGGGCGAAGTGGTGTGATGGGGAGTCTTTAGACAACAAAAAAGCAATCCATAATATTTGGGGTGTTTGGGGAGATGGTGTTTTTATTTACAAAATGGGTGAGACAGTAACATTTTCTCGCTTAGGATACATCGAGCAGGCACTGGAAGTATTTGAAAATAAAGGAGAATATTACACCATCATCGAAGATGTGAAGCTACCTAAGCCGAAAGAAAAACCAAAAGCATCAGAAGCACAACAGGCGCAGCCACATCAAACCAATGTGATTCAGCCAGGGCATTACAATCAAGGGGACATGGACCTCTTCGAGATTTTCTATCATCAATACCCATTTAACGAATTTAGAACAGGCATGCGGATGATTGCTGCTCGCTATTATCATAGATACCCGGACAAGAATGGACTGCAAGACTACGCCAAAGGCGATGAAGTGATGCGTCGCTTGCGTGAATACGAGGAGCGAGAAGCAAATGGCAGATAAGCTAGAAATGAAAATTCGTAAAGAGCATCGAGACTTCCTTAAGAGAAAGGCTCAACAGTACCGTAGACAAGCGATGAAGCACGCCTATGATAATCCTAAGCGGTATAACGAGCTGGTCTACGAAGCTCGCCAATTCGACCTCTGTGCTGGGTTGATTTATAGCGAGGAGGATGATTGATGGAGAATCTGACTAAAGAACAGCTTACCGTCATCTCTCAAGCAGTGAAGTCTGAACTCGATAAGGACCAGAAACGTAAAGCTAAAGAGTTGAAAGATTACCGCTTACGGAATACAACACTCTTAGTCAAAAACTATCGCATGTTACGAGTGCACTGCGATACCATCGTGGAAGATTTAGAAGTCTATGAGGATTCCGTCTATGATCCACAGGAGCTGACACTGAACACTCTGATGAAGTACAAGGCCCGGACAGCTAAAATGCTGGACTACTTCGACAGCATCTTCCGGGCCTATCACGAACTGGCTGAACGGGATACCGAAATGATGCTAAGACGATGGAAGACCGTCTATCAAATGTATGTCGGGCCAGATAAACACACTGCAGTCGATATGGCTGAATATTACGGTGTGGATGAGCGCACAGTATATCGCTACCTCAATAAAGCTTTCGATGAGCTATCAACATTGCTATGGGGCATCACTTCATTCGATGATTTTGAATGAGGGGTGTCAAAAAGGTGTCTTGAACCTGTCATCCTAAAGGTGATAGAATGATAGTGTGATAAATTGGAAGTTAGCCTACTTGATTCTAATTTGTCTTCCTTTTTCTTCAAGGAGAATTCCTGACGCAGAAAGCCGAGCTGAACCTTATCAGCTGGGCTTTTTGTTTTACAAATTTCGGAGGTGATGGAAAATGACGGAATTATCGCTTAAGCAAAAGAAGTTCGCCGATGAGTACATCATCAGTGGGAATGCTACTAAATCGGCTATCGATGCTGGTTATTCGAAGAAGACTGCTGAGAGTATTGGAAGCAGATTGTTAAGGAATGTTAAGGTTTCTGAATACATCAGCAAACGAACTCAAGAGGTTTTCGAAGAACGAGCAATGAGTGTCGCCGAGGCCTTGGCCATCTCTGCTAGCATTGCACGAGGGGAAATCCAACAAGGGCAGACTAAGAAGAACGTGAAGGTATATGTTGGTGACCAGGTCGAAGAAGAGACCATCACGGAGACGGTATATGAATTCACTCCGACGATTGAAGAACGGCAGCGGTCGCTAGATCATATTCTCAAGGTCAATGGGGCTTACCTGGACCGGAAAGAGATTGACGTTACTGGCATGGTTCAATTCATCGACGACATTGGAATCGGTGATGATGATGGCGAATAAAAAGCGAATGAGCGATTTTATTCCGAGGGCTTTTCATTCGGTATGGCGAGCAGCCTTTGACCCTGCCAAGTTGCACGTTGTGTGCAAGGGCGGCCGTGGCTCTGGTAAGTCGTCTGATATTGCGCATATCATCGTTCAGATGATCATGAGATACGCGGTGAACGCCGTCTGTATCCGGAAGGTGGACCGTGACTTGCAAGAATCGGTATTCGAGCAAATCATGTGGGCCATTGAAGAACAGGGCGTGAGACACCTGTTCAAAATCAACAAGTCTCCGCTCAAGATAACTTATGTGCCTCGCGGGAATCAAATTATCTTCCGAGGTTTGCAAGACCCGAATCGCCTTAAGTCCTTAAAGTCTAGCCGGTTTCCCTATGCAATAGCTTGGGTGGAAGAATTAGCCGAATTTAAGGCTGAAGATGAAATTAAGATTGTGACTAACTCTATCCTTCGTGGCGAATTGCCTGAAGGTCTTTTTTATAAGTTTTTCTATACGTACAACCCGCCTAAGCGAAAACAATCCTGGGTTAACAAGAAGTACAACACCGCGCTATTGCCGGATAATACATTCGTGCACCACTCGACCTACCTCGATAATCCCTGGATAAGCCAGGCCTTTATTGAGGAGGCAGAGGCCACTAGACAGAGGTCACAGAGGGCGTATGATTGGGAGTACATGGGCCTAGCGGTTGGCTCCGGTGTATCGCCGTTAGAGAACTTAGTATTTACGAAGATACCAGACGACCTATTCGATACCTTTGACAATATCCGCCAAGGTGTCGACTTTGGTTATGCTAACGACCCACTGGCTTTCGTTCGGTGGCACTACGATAAAAAAAGACGTCGTATATATGCTATGGACGAGTACTACGGCGTTAAGATTAGCAACCGTAAGCTAGCAGAGTTTATCAAGGCTAAGCGGTACAATACAACCGACTGTATAGCGGATAGTGCCGAGCCTAAGTCCATTGACGAGATAGTTTACGAGCATGGCGTTCCTCGCTTCTATGGAGCGAAAAAGGGTCCGGACAGTATCGAGTATGGAGAGCGTTGGCTTGACGATTTATTTGAGATAGTCATAGACCCAGAGCGGACGCCTAATATAGCGCGAGAATTTGAGAATATCGACTATGCGACCGATAAGGACGGCAACCCTAAGACAGTGTTAATTGATACTGACAACCACACAATCGACGCGACAAGATACGCGTTCGAAAATGACATGAAGCAGCCAGGCATAACGGTTGGCTGGTAGAAAAGGAGGTAAACAATGGCAAAATGGTTTGACTGGCTCAAGGAGCGAATGTTAATTGCACTTGATGTGGATGAGAAATCAATCTTAGAAACAGAGGTCAATCGTCACCTTGGTAGCGAACGGTATAAGTTGCTGCACAAAGCGAATGAATACTATCGCAACCACACCGATATCGAGCAAAAGATGCAGGATGTGTCTTGGAAATCGAACAATAAACTGCGCCTGGGGCTTTTTAGAAAACTGGTGGACCAAAAGGTCGGCTACTTACTCTCAAAGGCGCCTAGCGTAATGTACGGCGATGATTCGGAAGAAGAATTGAAGGTTAAAGAGTTTATTGACGAGTTCTTCGATGAGCACTTCCTTCGCAATCTAAAATCCGTGGGGCGCGATGCAGTTATTAAAGGCGTGTCTTACGGGCTGGTCTATTATGACGAGGAAGGCTCACTTCGCATGACTAAGATTCCTGGTGAGCAGGTGATTCCTTTCTATGCTGATGAAAGGCGAGAGGTCGTGGATGCTTTCTTACGGATCTACAATCAAGAGGTCTACACCTTACTAGGTAAGAAACAAGAAATTCACGTTGAGTATTGGGATACCGAGGGCATCACCTATTACAAATGGGAGTCAGGACATTTGCAACCTAACAAGGCGTACGACGGCATCCAGCCTCATTTTCGCTACATGGATGAAACCGGTAAGGTCCATAATTTTAATTGGGAACGAGTGCCGCTCATCGTGTTCAAATACAACGAGAACGAGCAATCGTTCTTGGACCAGGTTAAGTCTATCATCGACAACCTAGAGCTGCAGGCATCGGTTAATGCCGACTTGCTGGCCGACATCCCTAAGTTTATTTATATCCTTAAAGGCTACGGAGGCGAGGAGTTAGAAAAATTCCTCAGTCAATTGAACCTCTACAAGGTTATCAAGGTCCGCGACGGTAGCGGAGGAGTTGATAAACTCCAAGCAGACATTAACACCGAGGCCGTCGAGTCAGAAATCGCGCGTAGTCGTAAGATGTTATACGAGGCTGGTCGGGCTATCGACACTCAAGACGAGAATTTAGGTAATGCTAGTGGCCAGGCTCTCAAATGGCGGTTTACAGACCTTGATTTGGATGCTAACGATTTTGAGAATGGTCTACAGAGTGCAATTATTCATCTGATGTGGTTCGTGGTGAATCATATCAGGAACCGAACAGGATTAGTGGTGGATATGAAGTTATTCCATTACACCTTCAACCGAGACGTGATTACGAACGAGTCAGAGGCTATCCAAGACGCGCAGAACTCTGTTGGTATCTTAGATGCTCGCACGATTCGTGAGCAGCACCCATGGTACACGCCGGAGGTTGAGGCACGACTGGAAGAAGAGAATAAGCAGAATGCTGAGAAGCAGGACGATTATAATTTCAATAGCCATGGACACGACCACCCGCCGGAAGAGGACGAGAAGTCAAAAGAAAAGGAGTGATAATCGATGGCTAGCCACAACTACTGGCTGAAACGAGCGTCACTCCAAGACTCTCTTATGCGAGCAACCGAAGACGAAACGATTAAGCGAATCAATGACCAGCTGGCCATCCTTGAAGATGACCTGGTCAAAGAGATTCACACTTTCTATTCGCGGTATGCTCAAGATAACCGGATGACTCAAGCAGATGCGATGAAGTACCTGACAGACGATGAACTTAAAGAATTTCAGAACGTCAACTTGGCGCGGTTCAGAGAAATGGCATTAGATCCAAAGACTGACCCTGCGCTATTGGATGCCTTATCTTATCGTCATCGCATTTCTCGTAAGCAGGCTATGATTCACGAGATACAGCGCAAGACGAGGGAAGTTTATTCTAGCTCTGGGGCAATCTCAGCAACGGTCGGCAAAGGGCTTGCTAGTGGCTATATCAAGACCGCTACTCAGGTGGGTAAAGATATGGCGGAAGCTGGCATATTCTCTATCAAACCTGTTATCAAACTTAATGATGACTTGATTCTTCGTCGGATGTCGTCGAAATGGTCCGGCAAAGAGTTCTCTAGTCGGGTTTGGACCCAGGGCCAAGAGCACTTTAATTCAATTCGAGAAACATTGGATAAGGCGTTAACTGGCGGTTGGAGTCTCGATAAGACGGTCCTGGAACTTCGTAAACGAACAGGCGTAGCAAAACATAATGCTGAGCGCCTGGTGCGAACTGAAATGACTGCTTACAACACCATGGCAAACTATGACATGTACAAGGCACTGGGAGCCAAGACATACAAGATTGAGGCTATCCTTGATTCCAAGACATCAGCCGTTTGTCGACACCAAAACAACAAAGTCTATCTCATGGATGATTTTGCACCAGGCACCACCGCACCGCCTTTCCATGTGCACTGTCGGAGCAAGATTATACCGACAACGCCTGAGGAAGAGTCCGAATTCCTGGAGTCTCACGGCTATGGCGCTCCTGATGATTCTAGCGATGAGCTAGATCAGGACGGCCAATCAACCTCCGCCCGTAAGCCAACGCTTGACGAGGTCGTGCAAATGTATGTGAACCAAGCGAGAGAGTTGAGTGAGAAGTATGGTCTGCCAACTGTGGAACAAGTCAGAAAAAATCACAGAGGAATTCTGGACGAACTGAATCAGGCGAGGAAGAAAGGTAATTTTGTAGATATAACAGACCAAGCGATTGACAAAGTTAAATTTGTGCGGGTTTCAGGTATGTCAGTTGAAGAATCACTGAATCTTCAACTAGCTCACAAAGAATTATTGCAGGACGCAATGGTGAACAACGCCTCGCGCGAGGTTATGCACATCTTGATTCCGGGAAGTAATCCATTATCTGTAAGGGGTGGGCACAATATGGTAGACCCAAACTCGAACGACATTGCAAGATTTATATTAAACTCTTCTAAAAAGAGAAGTTTAGTTGTCGCGCACAATCACCCCGGACTATCTGGTTTTTCACTAAATGACCTATTATTCTTCCTTCGAACAGATTCCGTGGGAACATTGACGATCGTAACGAATCAAGGAAAAGTTATGTACATGACTAAGAGTCCCAAGTTTGAGTTGAACGAGGCTTTGAAAAAAATTCAAACCTTTGCCAAGGTCAACCAAAATCTTGAGGATCATGTTGATTCTATAATCAAGAGCTTGTATAATGTAGGTGTAGAAAGTAAAGTGAGGTGAGAGTTTTGGAAATTAAAAATATCAACGTCTTGGATGGCCCGCCACTCAGTGATGAGGTTTTTTTAGCAATGATTGACGAGGCTCTCAAAGAAGAGTCTGATTAGCACCTTTCGAGGTGCTTTTTCTTTGCCCAAAAAACGGAGGTGATCCAATATCTCGCAGACCAGCGTTACGGTCAACCGTCCTGAGCATGACGGCATAAACTGCTTATTTTTTATTTCTCCGGTGCCGTAACACCGAATAAAAACGAAGGGAAGATGTTTTATGAAGCGTGAAGAATTACGCGCTCTAGGCTTGACCGACGAGCAGATTGAGAAAGTAATGGCCGAGCACGGCAAATCACTAACCGAGGTAAATGCTAAACTGTCCGCTGCAGAGGAGAGCAAGAAAGCATTAGAGACCCAGTTGGCGGCCCGTGACAAGGACATTAAAGAGCTCAAGAAAGGCTCGGAAGACAATGCCGAATTAACCAAGAAGTACGAGGAACTAGAGTCCAAGTACAAACAAGAGAAAGCTGACTACGAGCAGCAAATCAAGGACACCAATTTGAATCATGCGGTAGACCTGGCCCTTGCTGGCAAGGTGCATGACACCAACATTGTCCGTGGCTTGCTAGACCGTTCGAAGCTGACTCTCGATGACAAAGGCACACTTGGTGGCTTAGAAGAGCAGCTAAAGAGCCTGCAAGAATCTAAATCGTTCTTGTTCGTATCAGAGCCAAGTCCTGCTACTAAACAGGAACCGTCGTTCAGTGGAGCCACCCCGTCAGGCACAGGTGGAACAACTCCTTCAAGCGGGCAAGCGTTCATTGACGCATTCACCGCTGACCTGCCTACCACTAAATAATAAGAATTGAGGTAAAAATTTATGGCAATTAACTACGCAACAGACTATCAACAAGCTCTGCAAGCACGATACGCGCAAAACGGCTTGTTATACACTCAAAAACTTTGGAATTCCCCAAGCAACTCTCTTTTGAAATGGGTTGGCCACAAGACAGTCAAAGTACCTAAATTAATTATCACAGAGGGCCGTCAAGACCGCGCACGTCGTACCATCACAAACGTAACTGCGAACTACGAGAACGAATGGGAAACCTACGAACTCACCAACGAACGTTACTGGAGTACATTAGTTGACCCATCCGACATCGACGAAACAAACTACGTCTTGTCTATCGCGAACATCACTCGCACCTTCAACGACCAAGAGAAGATTCCAGAGATGGACAAATTCATGATCTCTAAACTCTTCAGTCGCAAGGCTGCTTTGGACACTCAGAAGAACCAAATCAAGGAAGTTGAATTGACCGAAGACAACTTCTTGGCAACGTTTGACGCCCTTATGGAACAAATGGACGAAGCTGGTGTGCCTGCAGAAGGTCGTGTATTGTATGTGACCCCTGCGGTGAAACGTATCATCAAGAACATCAAACAATTCGGTCGTACCGTAAACATCCATGGCCAAGGTCAAGTAATCGACCGTAGCATCGGTCGTTTAGACGACGTGACAATTGAGCCTGCTGTTCCTTCTGACCGCATGAAAACAGCCTTCAACTTTACCAAGGGTGCTAAAGCAGAGTCTACTGCTAAGCAAATCCAAATGTTCTTGATTCACATCCCATGTATGGCTGCACCACAAAAGTATAGCTTCGTTGGGTTAGATCAACCGAATGCAGCAAACAGCGGCAACTTCTTGTACTACGAACAATCACACGACGACGTGTTACTCTTCAATGTTAAGCACGAAGGGTTAGCATTCGTAACTAAGCCTTAGGAGGTAAATTATGGTTAAAGTTAGGAAAGAAAACCGTGTCCTGGACGTCTTCGAAGACGAAAAGGAAATCTACAAAGCTAAAGGTTATGATGTAATCGACTCATCAACTGGTGAGGTTTTGGAACACGCTACAGGCGGCCGTACATTCACGACAGAAGAGTACAATGCTATTTTGGTAGAGCTAGCTCAAGTCAAAAAAGAATTAGACGAAACCAAAGCTGCATTAGAGTCAGCAACGAAAGGCAAGGGTGGTAAGAATGGAAAAGCTAGCGACCCTAAAGGCGCTGACGCAGAGACGCCTGAGGCTGAATAACAATTTAGATTTAGCAGACAGCGAGCACCTGGACTATCTCCTCGAAGAGGTAGTCCGCAGGGTGCTTAATTATTGTAATTTGGATGCTATCCCAGACGAACTCGATTATACGATTGCCCGCATGACAGACTTGGCACTCAAGCAAGCGCTAGGCCATTTAGATGGGGAGGCCAAGACAATCAAGGTTGGCGACACGTCTGTTAGCTTTGATACCGACGCTGCGACTAAGGCACTTAACAGCCTTATGGGAGATTTTGAGGGCGAGCTTAACGAGTTCCGTAGGTTGAGGTGGTAGCCATGGCAAAGATTAACCACGTCTTATCCAAGGCGCGAGGAGCCATTGATTGGACCTATGATAAGGTTATGTCCGTTATGGAACAGACGTCTTATCGCAAGCCGAATGGGGCCACAGGCTCTAAATTCGGACCAGTACAAGGCAAGGCCAACATACCTTGCCGCGTATCTGTCCAAAGGCTCAACAACACTATGATTGACGAGGCCAACAAGCTTGAAGTAGTCGAGAAGTTATTTTGTCAACCGAATATCGAAATCAAAGCCGGAAGTAAGCTACTCATTGGCGACGTTAAGTACACCGCTACAAACGAGCCTTTCGTCTATCCAACTCATCAGGAAGTGGTGATAGAGCGTGCCGGATGGATATGATTATTCAGAAATCATAGAATTCAACAATCGAGTAGATAGAGCGCAAGAAATTGTGGACGAACTTATCCGAGAAACTATAAAGGAGATTGCGTTAGACTTTCTCACAGTAGTAAAGGGAAAGACGCCTGAAAAAACTGGGTTGCTCAAAGATCGTTGGAAAATTGGTGAAATACAAAGAAAAGGCGACGATTACGTGATTGAGGTATTCGATAGCGTAGATTATGCCAGCTTTGTTGAAGATGGACACCGAACCCGGAAAGGGCAAGGCAAAAAGAGTTCTCGCATTAACTCAAAATTTTGGGTCGAGGGACGCTTTATGATGAAGCTAACCGAGGACGACATAAGGATGAAGATGCCGAGATATCTTCAAAAAATGGAAAAAAAATTAGCAGAGGAGTTGTTTAAGAACCTTGGATAACGTAAAGAGTCTCTTAATCGCTCAACTGCGCGAGCGATTCAATGACACAGAGGTATACGATGAGCCGGTTCAGCAAGGCTTATCGTTACCTTGTTTTATTATCAATGCAAAAAAAGCCACTCACACACGCCTGGTGGGCGACCAAATGCTAACCCATCTATTCCTATTCCTTACATACTATCCGCGTGAGAGCGAGGATATGAGGGCGGAAATGGAAGGTGTTATGGCAGAGTTCTATTCTGGAGCGTGGAAGTATCTCCAAGGCAAGCATCATATCCATAATTTGGATATGGAGCACAACGACGAGGTACTAACGATTAGCTTTACGATTGACATCTATCACGTCATGGCTAAAGCAGACACAACCAAAATGGACGCTCTGGCTGGTACAGTGGCAGTTAAAGCAGAGGGGGACGACCCTCAAATCAAAAACCTGGAGCGTAAGCTAAAGGTTAAATAAACAATAAAGGAGTAATGATAAATGACGTGGACAACACAGAATAAGCGTCTGCCTGGCGCATACGTCAATTTTAAGGCTCGTAAGGAGCAAAAGGCCCTGGTATCGGGTGAGGGTATTCCGGCTTTAATGTTGCAAGGTCAAACTTTAGCAGCGCCTGGCTTCCACACAGTGGCACAAGGCACAGACCTAGTTAAGTTCTTCGGACCTAATGCTAAATCAAACCTAGTTGCCGAGGCATTAGCAGTGGCTAACAAAGTATTGGTGTACGTTCCAGCGGTTAGTGGCGGTGTTAAGGCAACCGGCACGTCCGGAGAATTCACGGTTACAGCTGTCAAAGAAGGCGCTGACGGTAATAACATCATGGTTATGGCTGGAACAGCCGGAAGCGAGTCAATAGTACGAACACTTGTTAATCGAGTTGAGGTGGACTCTCAAACATTCAAAGCAGGGGAGTATCCAAAAGCTAATGACTATGTTACTTTCTCGGGCAACTTTCCGTCAGCTGGTCCTACTAAACAAATCACTTTGACTGGTGGGGTAGACGGCACGATTGACACATCAGTCGAGAAGTTTATTAGCGAGTTATCCAAACAAGACTTCCGCGTTGTGGCTTATGGCACTGACACAGCCGACGACAAGAAGAAACTTGTTGACGCAGTCAAAGAGTGGCGGAACGAAGGTCGCGCGATCGTGGCAGTCATCAACAACTATGCTGAGGCCAACAACGAAGGCATTATCTCTGTCGACAACGGTGTAACCTTGGCCGACGGTACGAAGCTGTCTTCTAAAGAGGCTATCTATCGAGTGGCTGCTCTATCTGCGACTGCCGGCTCTAAGAGCCTCACACACGCCGAGTATGTTGGCGCTATCGACTGCGACGCTAAGACTCCACAAGAGCTTGCTCAAGCAATCGAAAAAGGCAACATTGTATTCCGCATGTTCCGCGGCCGCGTACTGATTGCACAAGACGTCAACACACTTGTAACGCCTCTTGACGGTCAGAACGACGACTTCAAAAAGAACAAGCTAGTGCGTACCATGGACATTATCGGCGAGGCTATCCAAGCGGTGTTCGTTGAGAACTTCGTCGGGCAAGTAGTCAACGACATTGACGGACGCGAGTTATTTAAGCAACACCTGATCGTGCGAGTGCTTGACCCGCTCGTGGCACAAAGTGCTTTAACCTATAGTGCGGACGACATCAAGGTTATGGAAGGCTCTCAAAAAGAGGCTATCCTGGTAACCCTTGGCGTTAAGTTAGCCGATGCTATGGAAAAACTCTACGTGACAGTAGAAGTAAAATAGGAGGTAAACTATGCCAAATTTAATGAATCAAAACGACACTATCTCTTCCAAGGAAGGGACAGTGTTCGTTACCGTTGATGGTAAGAACATTCCATTTGCTGAAATTATCGAAATGGAAGCCAAGGTTGAGTTAAAGACAACCGACGTTACACCGCTCGGACAACGCATGACGAGTAAAAAGGTAGTTGGGGCAGAGGGTACAGGGAGCGTTAAGTTCTACTATCAAAACCCAGCGGTCCGCAATATCGTCGCGAACTATGTCAAAGAGGGTAAAATTCCGGAGGTATCTATCAAGTATGCCAACGACGACCCAACTTCTCACGCTGGCAGAAACTCCGGTGTCCTTAAAGGCGTCATCTTCGAGAAAGCCTTGTTATTCAAGGCGTCAGGCGAAAACAACGTCCTAGAAGATGAAACTGACTTTAGCTTCAACGACATCGAGATTTTAGAGACATTTAAGCAAGCCTAGACTAACCGAAAAAGGAGATAATCAATCATGACATCTATCAAGTCGTTCTTGAAGAAGAACAAGAAGAAAACCGAAAACATCAAACTGAAGCTTGAAAGCTTTGACGAGCATATCGAGCTTCGTATCATTTCTGGTCGCGAGTATGACGCTATCCAGGACAAGTGCTACGTCAATAAACCAGGTCGCAAAGGACGTCAAGAGCGCGTGCTAGACATGTCCAAGTTTAACAACTTGCTATGTAGCGCGTCCGTTGTCGTTCCAGACTTGCAAAATGCGGAGCTACAAGAGTCTTATGGGGTCCGTGGCGAACAGGACCTATACGGCGAAATGTTCACTTTCGCGGATCACCTGAAAATCTTAGAGGCAATCTCTAACGCGAGTGGCCTAGATAACTTTGACGATTTGGTGGACGAGGCAAAAAACTAATCAGAGAGGACAGTGAGAGCGGACTAGCTCATGCTGCCCTCCATAAATTCCATGTATTGCCTAGTCGATGGGTGTCAATGAGCCGTGAGGAAAAAGCATTCCTCGCGGCTTCTTTGGTTATCTACGGTGAAAGTCTGGACGAACAAAGAAAAGACATCGAAAGAAAGAGGAGGTGAGTAAGTGGCCGGTATCAATACAGCGATTAGCCTTACGGACCGCATAACTGGGACACTCAATAAGGTAGCCAATACGCAAGAGCGCGTAGCTAGGTCTGCTGAAAGAATGAACCAAAACACGCGTAAAATCGCACCAGCGCAAATCGAAATGGGTAACTCCGCTCAGATGGCTGGCGGTAAAGTCGCGAATATGTGGGCCAAGTTCAAAGGATATGTCATTGCCTTGTTTGCTATACAGGCGGTCACTAGGGCGCTACGGGCGCTATTCGGGGCCTCCGATACTTTTTCTAGTATCCAGGCCAGGTTAAACCTCATAAATGACGGTTCGCAAACGACCGCTCAACTCAATGAAAAGATATACAGGACCGCGCAAAGGTCGCGAGCCGAGTATACAGCTATGGCGGCGTCAGTTGCCAAGCTAAACATGCTAACTAACGGAGTGTTCAAGAACAATGACGAATCTATCCGATTCTTAGAGTTGGTTAACAAGTCATTTACGGTTGCAGGTGCTAGTGCCGAGGAGCAAAAGAGCGCCATGCTTCAGTTGACCCAGGCTATGGCTAGTGGACGACTGCAAGGCGACGAGCTTCGGTCTATCTCCGAGAACTCGCCAATGATTTTACAAGCCATTGAAAAATACGCCGGCATCAGCCGAGCGGAGCTTCGGAAAATGGCCGCCGAGGGCAAGATTACCTCGGAATTGATTAAAAACTCTATCTTTGCTGCTGCCGAGGATATCGAGAGTAAGTTCTCCAAAGTGCCAATGACCATTGGTCAGGCATGGACGACGTTCTTAAACTATCTCCAAATGAGATTGCAACCAGTATTCCAAATGCTCCAGGACGCTCTGCGGTCTGACGAGTTTAAGCAATTCGCGGCGGCTGCTACAGTAGCGATTGACGCACTAGTTTGGAGCGTCATGTTCCTGGCTCAAATCCTTGGAATTGTATGGAACACAGTAGTTAGCATTTACCAATTCTTCGCCAACAACTGGAGCACGATTGGTCCAATCGTAACAGGCATTGCTGCTGCTCTAGCGGTCGTATATGGCTATATGCTAGCTATGCGGATAATTGAAACTATTCGCGCTGCTTGGGAAGCCTTGAATACAACCGTTAAGGTATTCAACATGTTAGTTGCGGCTAACCCTATCGTGGCTATCGGCTTAATAGTCATAGCAATTCTGATTGGTATTTCAGTCGCTACTATCGGCGTTGGTGAGACAGTCGAGTTAGTGTTCGGCGTTATCGGCGCCGCCTTGTATGGTCTAGCAGCGTTAGCATTTGACATCTTTGTCGCTATCTGGAATATCGTCGTGACGGTAGTCGAGGCCATTGTCAACACCTTTATTATGGGGGTTGACTTCATCAAGACGCTTTGGTGGGGCTTCCTAGTCGTCATAGGCACGATAGCCGAGACGATTGCTAACATCTTTATCGACGTCATTAACTTCTTGCTTGAGAAGTGGAACGACTTCGGCCATGGCATGAACCAGCTCTGGTACAACATAGGCAAAGGCGTCGCGAAGATGGCCGAGGCTGCCGGTGGTGTCGTTGACGGCCTGATTAACGCTGTTCTTGGTGGTATCGAGGACATGATTAACAAGGCTATCGGCGGTATCAATGGCATGATTGAAGCGGTCAATAAGATACCTGGCGTCAATATTGGTGCTCTAACCAACGTATCGCTTGGCCGGTCTAGTATCGCTAGCTCTGCTAAGGCATGGGGCGACGCCATGGCTGCACCGGTCAAAGGAGCGGCTGCCAAGCTAGAGCGTATGCAAGGAATTGCTAAAGGTCTAGCTGGCGACAAGCCACAAGGCTCGCAACTATGGACCGCTCCAAGAGCCTCATTCGCCAACATTGGCGACGCGGTTGCTGACGGCTATAACGCCGGTAAGGGCTTTGGTAAAGGTATTGTAAATGGCGTCCAAGGCATCTTGGACAAGGTCAACAACGCCATGAATATCGGCGCTCACAACCCACTTAACCCAGGCGACCCTGGGCTTGGTGGTCTAGGAGGCGCGACACCATTCGACCCTTCAATGCTTGGTGGTGGAAATGGCAAAGGTCCTAAAGGTGGTAAGCTCGACAAGGTCGACGAGGTTGGCCTAAGTGACGAGTACATGAAGCTGATAAAAGATGTGGCCGAGATGAAATGGCAACAGAACTTTATCACGATTAAGCCAGAAATCGTCAATAACCTTGAGGTTAAAGACGATAGAGACACGCAAGACTTTATTGCGAAGTTCAACGACCAACTGCTTGACGCGGTCGAGAACCAAGCAAGCGGTCTGCTTCATAACTAAAGGAGGTAGACCATGAAACTTTACATTAAAGGCGAGGACGGAACACTCTTTGAGTTACCTGTCCTGCCTGAAGAAATCTCGATTGACGAGAACCAAAAGATAGAGACCGTTGAGGTGTTGAGTGCTGGGGAAATTCCTATCCCAGGCTATCAAAGCCTTGTGACGTTCTCTATCACGTCATTCTTGCCAACTGTTAAAGACGGTAACTACATTTCCAATGGCGTCGACGCTTTGACGATCATTGATAAGCTAAGACGTTGGAAGAAGTCAAATACGCCGGTGAGGGTCGTCCTCACTGGTATGTTTGGCGCCAACATGAAGAACGCCAACGTGAACGAACTATATTTGATTACCGACTTTAAGACGTCCTCATCGTTTGGTTACGAGACGGACATCAAGTACACAATCAAGTTCTTGGAGTGGAAGAAGCTGGCACCTCGCAAGCTAGAGGTTCCTAAGCCTAAGCCGACGGAGCCGGAAAAGAAACCACCAGCAGTGGTAACTCCTCCACAACCGCAAAGGCCGGCAACTACTCCTCCTAAGCCGAAAGAGGCGCCTAAACGCTATCACACCGTGGTATGGGGCGATTGCTTATGGATGATAGCGCGCAAGTATTATGGCGACGGTTCTCAATGGCGAAAAATCTATGAGGCTAACAAGTCCAAGATTAAGAACCCTCATTGGATCTATCCTGGACAGGTGTTCTTAATACCATGAGTGCCTTAGAGAAAATCGCCTTAATCGTCCAAAACATCAACGGTGGCGACATCTACGACTTGGCGCCTGTCACTAAGACGGTCAACTGGAAGACCAAGCGCAAGGGTGCGCCAGCTAGCCTAGAAATAGAGCTAGTGACGGACATAGCCTTTGACTATGGCTCTGTTATCGTCTACCAAGCCGACTCAACTAACCTATTTGCTGGTAAGTTGTTTAAGGTCAAGAGAGCCAAGCAGAACCAAGTGACGCTAGTCTTTTACGACCAGCTAAAGTATCTGCTCCGCAATAACTCTTACGTCATCAAGAACAAGACTCTAGCAGACGTCGTCAAGATGATAGCAAATGATTATAGCCTGGACGTCGGCGCGCTCAATGCGCCCAACATCAAGCTGCCAACTCTGCTCAAAGAGGACAAATCAGCCATTGACATTATCCAAGAGTGCCAAGACCAGACCATCATCAACACTGGCCGCATGACAGTGTTCTGGGATGACGTCGGCAAGCTGAGGCTCGATATGCCGGAAAACATGAGAATACGGACCGTCCTAGCAGACGCGTCGATTATCTCTGATTTTTCATGGGAAGGCTCAATCGAGGACTCTGCTAACCTGGTAAAACTGGTCCAAGAGAACAAGCAAGCCGGTCGGCGTGACGTCTATATCCAGTACGATTCAAACTTGCAGAAAAAATGGGGTATTCTTCAGTTCTACAAAAAGGTCGACGAAAAAATGAATGAGGCACAGATTAAGCAAATGGCCGAAATGTACCTCAAGCTAAAGTCCAAGCCTAGCGAGACGGTCACGCTATCGTTTTCGGTCGGAGACTACGACTTTAGAGCCGGTCGAGCGGTCTATGTTGACGTCAAAGAAATTAACTTACACGGTTGGTATCTCTTAGACGAGGTCAACCACAAGGTCGACGCTACCGGCCACAGCATGGAATGTAAATTGTTTATTCCGAGAGAGGGGGCTAGCTAATGGCAGATTTTGATATCGAGCTTATTAAGAAGCTCATTGAAAAAACTATCGCCAATATGCAACCGGCGACAATGGCAACAGGCACAGTGGTTAGTATCAACCCTCCAAAGATAGCAATTGACAACAAGAACAACCTTGTTATCCCAGAGGAACTCTTTACAATCACTTGGGGCGGTAAGCTGACCTCCGAATATCTTAACAAGAAAGTATTCATGTTCAGACAAGACGGAGGGGGTCATTATTACGTCTTTAGTGGTGGTTATGAGTATCAGAAGATAGGCCAGACGCTCTACGGTAACCTAGGGACGACGGTCAACTTCGATGTTCCGGACCGCCTAAAGTTTATGGAACAAATGATTCGGCTCTGCGTTAAGTACGCGCGCAACCTCAAAGCCTCGGTATCTATCGCCCAGGCCATGCTTGAGAGTGGACTAAGCCCTACTAATAAAGGCAGCGGTCTAGCCCTCAAGTATAATAACTGGTTTGGTATCAAGGCCGGCAGTTCTTGGACCGGCAAAGTGACGACCCTATCGACGCAAGAAGATAATGGTGGCGGTGGCCTGTACACGATACAAGCCGGTTTCCGGTGGTATGACTCTATGGAGGACTCCGTAAAGGACCACGAGGCTATCTTCGATTCCGCTTGGGCCAAGAGCCATTATGCGAGGGTCCTATCCGCTACGACTGCGGAGGCTCAATGCTATGGCCTACAAGGCACTTACGCTACCGACACAGCCTACGCCGGCAAGTTGATTAGGATAATTAACTCCTACGACCTCAAGAAGTTTGACGACCTCAAGCCAGCCAATGCCACAGGTACGAACGAAAAGCTAGAGGCCATGATTGCATGGTTCCAATCAAAACTTGGCAAGGTGTCCTATTCCATGGCCGCGCGTGGTGGTCCGTACTCTTATGACTGCTCTAGCGCGGTATTCAGCGCCATGAAGCATGCCGGTATCGTGCCAGCCGGTACGCCATTAGGCTCGACCGAAACGTTATTCGGTATGAGAGGCCGACTGCTCAAGGAGATTAGTCGGTCAGAGGTTCGCCGAGGCGATATATTCGTCTCTGGGGTCCCTGGATATTCGTCCTATGCTGCCGGTCATACTGGCGTATTTATCGACAATCAGAGAATTATCCATTGCACCTATTCGAAGAACGGTATTGCAATCACACCGGCTGCCGGTTGGATGGGGTCGCCACCTCATTATTACCGGTTACAGATTTAGGAGGTGCACAATGACAAATGACATTAACCGATTGCTAAGTCAAGTGACTGAAGTAATCGCCGAAAAGCCAATAGAACCGTCGCTTACGCTCGACGAGACGAATATCTTCCGCGAGATAGACGGGCTAGAGGCCTTGAAGCAAACAATCAATCATATCTTAACCACAGAACGGTATTCGCTATCTATCTATGATCACAGATACGGTGTCGAGTTCGACCAATACATAGGCCAACCAATGGACTTTGTAAAGGCCGACATCAACCGCACAATCAAGGAGGCGCTTATGGAGGACGACCGAATTAACGACGTCCATAGCTTCGAGCATGAAGTCCAAGGCTCTGAATTGCATGTGTCCTTTGTGGTTGAGAGCAAATTAGGAGCATTGAACGGGGAGGTGCAATTTGCTAAAGATTAAGACTTATGACGACATCATGGCGGACGTCCTGGCGCGATTTCCGGACAAGTACGACAAGCGTCAAGGCTCCACGCTTTGGAACCTATGTGCGCCTCTAGCACAAGAACTAGCCATCCAATACGCACAACTAGAGGACATGGAGCGCCAGTTCTTCCTGGATACCTCAGAGGGCGACTTCTTGACACGTCTAGCGGCTCAGTTTGGCGTGACTCGCTTGCCCGCTACGTCGGCAATTAGAGAGGTTCACTTCCAGGAGCCAGTGCCGATTGGTACGCGTTTCTCGGTGGTGGACAGCACGCATAACTTCCACGTCTTAGAGCACAAGCCAAGCGGTGAGTATCTACTTATTGCAGAGACGCCAGGCAAGGAGGCTAATGGCGTGGATGGTTCGCTTATCAACATTGACGTACTCCAGGAGTTCTCCGGAGCCATTCTGGGTAACGTGGTAGTGCCTGGTGAGGATATCGAGAGCGACGACGCCTTAAGAGTGCGGACGACTAAATACATTAAGACGCCAACTCTTAACGGCAACTTGGCCCAGTACGAGAAATGGGCGGACGAGTTCGAGGGCGTTGGCTCCGTATTCATGCAGCCGCTCCATGCCGGACCGAACACTCTCAAGCTATCCATTACAAATGCCAATGGCGAGGAAGCTAGCGCAGAGTTAGTTAAGAGATTCCAAGATTTCTTGGATCCAGAGCCAAAAGGCCATGGCAAGGGTGTCGCGCCAATCGGTGCTTATGTAACCGTCCAGAGTGTCCGGACACAGGAAGTTACGATTGCAGCGGACATCAAAATTAAGGATGACGCCGAGATTGAGGTTATTAAAGCAGATGCTACTAAAGCACTTGCTAATTACCTCAAGACTGAGGCCTTCCAAGAAAAAGAGGTCCGAAGCTACAAGGTTGCTACCATCATTGATAGAGTTCATGGCGTTAAAGACGTCGACAACTTACTTATCAATGGCACAGCTAACTCTGTCGAATTACCTGTTGAAATTCTGCCGAAATTAAGAGAGGTGACTCTGAATGTCAGATAGCAAGTTAGTCAAGGATAGAATGCTGAATGCTAATCCTATCCAAGACGAGAAAGTAGAGGCTCTAATTATGGCTCAAGTGCCGGAGGCGGAGCTTATCACTGACATTATCGAAGCCGAGCAAACACTCTTGTTTCTGCCATATGCAGACGAGGGACATATCGACCGATGGGAAAAATCTCTAAGCCTCAAGGCGGTATCTAATGACCTTGAGGAGCGACGACGGTATTTAATTACAATGATTGGCTCTAAGCTTAAGGTATCAACTGATACCTTGGCAGATCTATCACAGAGCTTTACAGGCGTGCAATCGCTTGTGTCCGTCGAAGGCTCAAACGTTAAAGTACGCTTCCTTGGAGAGCTACCGAAGGTCTCGCTTAATCGGTTTACTAACTATCTTAAAGCGGTCATCCCAGCTCATTTAAACGTCGGTATTAATGTAGAAGCGCCAATGCAAGCGCCAATCTATCTATATGCATCGATACCATTCCATGAGAGCATACTTAGATTTAATTAGGAAGGAGCAAATGAATGAGTAAATACTTTATTCAACCGGTTGTAACTAACGCCGGTCGTGCTGCTCTAACGAAAGCCATAGCAACTAAAGAGCCAATTACTTTCACTCGATTGGCTATCGGCTCTGGCCGTCAAAGCGGCAAACTTGAAGAAGTCACTGCCTTAGCTACCGAGAAGATGACATTGCCGGCATATCAAACTAAGGCGCCTCAACGTTACGACTTTAGAGTATCCGGCCGACTAACTAACTTTGAAATCGAGCAAGAGTTCACCGTAACCGAGATTGGAGTCTTCGCTAAAGTCGGTACTGATCCAGAAGTGCTCTATATGTACACGAGCGCCGAGGCTGGTGACCTTATTCCAAACAAGAGAGAGGCCATTTTGGTCCGGGACTATGAGTTCAATGTACGTCTATCCCACGACGGTGCAGCCAAGGTTACTTATCTTCCGTCAACATCCACATTGGCTAAGAAGTCCGAGGTCAATGAGGTTAAAGAGGCGCTAGAAGACTTCAAGGAAGAAGTATTTATGAAAGTGGATGGAGAGGCTCTTAAGTCCAAAGCTTCCAGCATCGAATCCTCTATCAACGAGCACAAGCTCAAAAAAGATAACCCTCACGGAGTAACCAAGGCACAAGTTGGATTAGGAAACGTGACAAACGTTCAACAAGCGCCAAAGACAGAGTTTGACATGCACAAGAACGACACGAATATACATGTCACCACACAAGACAAGGCCAACTGGAACGGTAAGATTAGCAAGCCTGACTTTGACGCTCATAAGACTAACTATAATAACCCGCACGTTGTAACTAAGGCACAAGTTGGATTAGGTAATGTCGACAACGTTAAGCAGGCTAGCAAGGTGGAATTTGACGCTCACAATAGCGACAATAACCGTCACGTTACGACTGCCGAGAAAGCAACTTGGAATAGTAAGGCTAGCGGTGTGCACTCACACCCGACAAGTCAAATCATAGGCTTGGACACTAAGCTAGCTGGCTACGACGGCCATATTGGCAACAAGAACAACCCTCATGGCGTCACAAAGGCACAGGTCGGTTTGAACAATGTGGACAATGTTAAACAGGCTCCGAAGACCGACTTTGACGCGCTTAAGGCCGATTACGATGTAAAAGTACCTTCTCTTAACCAATACCGTATCAATACCGGTAGTGCCGCTAGATATGAGTGTCCAAAAGGTGCTGATTTAGCAACATTCCTTAAAGGCTCAACTGTACCAAATGGTTTGTATGTAATTAAAGACCTTAACACTAACCGATATCTTCGGGTAGTTAAGCAGGACTCGTCTAACATCTATTGTGACTCGATTCTTGGAGACGGTCATTACATCTATGTAATCGCCAATGGGCAAACATTAGGATGGCAACAAGATGGGCCTGTTTCAGGCGAAAACAGCAATGGTAACTGGACTAAGTTCCCAGACGGCACTTTGATTTGTTGGGGTCTGCCTCGTATTGATTATGGTGGTGCAGTCTACTCACCAATCAATACCATCACATTCCCTATGGCTTTTGCTAAGCATCCAGGTATTAGCATTACACCTTACCTATCGCCAACATCCGAGTCATTTAAGCGACTCCCTGGCGTCAACATTGTGGACCAGAATCTGAGAAACTTCAGCTTCACAGTCGGAGACAATGCCGGTGGACGTGATGGGTCTTACATGTGGGCTTACTGGATTGCTATTGGGAGGTGGAAATAATGAAGATTAGATTTACGGAGCAAATCGGTAACGGAGAGCGAGTGGCTTATGAAATTAACAATGGCCACGTTTTGAAAGTATCGATTGCCTTACCAGGGCAAGAGACGAGCGTCCAATTTATTGATTTATCCAAGTTAGACCTGGATAAGAAATGGTACTGCTCGGAGTTAATCCAATCGGTCGAGAAGGTCGGTGACGACATTGGCGTTACCTTGGTCCACATCATGACCGAAACGGACGAACCGCTCGATAAGGCCATGACTGAATGGCATGAGCCAAGAACTTCAGATTTTGTTATCGACCAACCTATCGTCGAACTGCAAGGTCAAACCCAAGGACAAGATGATTTAGCTAATCAAGAACTCGTGACAGTCGAGGAAATGAAGAAACAGATTGCCATTGCAGTAGCTAAGGCAACCAAGGAGATCTACGCGACTGTTAGCTCGATGATTGGAGATGACGGCGATAATGAAGCAACTCGTTAAGCCACTCTCTCTACTTCTTACTGGATATTTAATTGGAAAGGGGGTGAATAAAATGGCTAAACACCGCAAGAAATACCGCTTCACAGCGGACAGCGAAGTTGTTAAGTTTTGGGTCTTTGCTATCAAAACAGGTCAAGCGACCATGGATGATGTGCCAGACACATTAAACCTTATCGAGCTTGTCGCTTCTATTCTTAAATTGGAAGAAGTAATCGAGCCTGAAGGCGAACAACCTAACATCTAATTACTGAGGGGCCTATATGGCCCCTTTTAATTTTCAAGGAAGGGGGAAGTGTATGCCAGGGACCGCAAGCATTAGCTCTGAGGTGTTAGGATACATCATTGGCGTGCTTATTCCTGTTGCCGGTCTGTACTTGAATAATAAAAGTAAAATTACCGAGCAAGAACACCGCATGACAATGATAGAGGCTGGTTATAATTACATCCAAAAACTATCAGAACAAAACAGTCATCGTCTAGATGATCATGATGAGCAGAACAAAATTACTTATCAACTAGTCGAGCAGATGAAAGCAATGAAAGAAGATTTAACTGAAATCAAGCAAAAGTTAAAATAGGAGGAATTTATTATGAACATCAATCTAAAACTACGTTTGCAGCATAAGGCTTTTTGGGTCGCTCTAGTCGGCCTTGTTGTCTTATTAAGCCAACAATTAGGCGTTAAGATTTTCCCAGACAACATCGCAGACATCACTAACACAATTCTTGCAATCGGTGTGTTAGTTGGGGTTATTAACGACCCAACAACTGCAGGTCTTGGTGACAGCAATCAAGCTTTAGGGTACGAAAAACCTAAGGAGGACTAACGATGAGCAACAGCTTTATCGAGCAAATCGCTCCACTGGTACAAAAGCATCCATCAAAGATATTTAACAGTGTGACGATAGCGCAAGCTTGCTTAGAGTCTGCCTTTGGCCAATCTGATTTGGCCAGAGGTGGTCGCAACTTGTTTGGTATTAAGGCATCTGCTCCATGGACCGGCCCTGTGTTTAATAAGGACAGTTTAGAAGAAAGAGCAGGAGTACTTAAACCAGAAAATTCTGACTTTCGTTCTTACTCTACTATTGAAGAGTCCATTGCGGATCACGCAACTTTTATGGAGAGTACAGAGTACCGCAAGAGCTACTATGCTAAAGTCTTAAGTGCTACCACACCAGAGGAGCAAGCACGAGCTCTTACGGGTACATACGCCACAGACTCGCGCTATGGCGAGAAGTTAATCAACTTCATCAATCAATACAATCTAAAGCAATATGACGCACCTACGCCATTATCAACACAAGGGGGAAGTAAAGTGACAATCGCTTATCCTGAAATTATCAACGACTCAATGTTCGGTGGTATGGCCGGTCGACGGCCAACAGAAAGACCTAAGTACTACATCATGCATAACGATGCAGGCGGCGCTAACTACTTAGGTTACCGGTCATGGCTCAAATCTCGCATTGCAGCAGGTGAGTCAGACAAAGGTTTTGCGCATTACTACATCGACCGCAAAGGTATCTTGCGAGTAGAAGATACTTACAACGGGACATGGTCTTGCGCCAACTACGACGCTAACATGAACTCTATCGGCTACGAGGTAAACGAACAACTCAAGGCATCGGATGAAGAGTTCTTAGCTAACGAAGACATGGTCTTGCGTCAAATGGCTGAGGATATGACCTATTATGGCGATACTCCAAACAGTTCCAACATTCGCTTCCACAATGAGTTTTCTTCTACTTCATGTCCTGCACGTTCCTTAGAATTGCATGGCGGGTCTAACGAGTCGTTGCGCCAATACGTTATCGACAGAATTAAGTACTATCAATCTCTAGGCTCAACAGTCCAAGAAATGATTGATGCTGAAAATGGCGGGGCTACAAAGGCAACCAAGCAACAGACCGGTTGGATTGACAAAGTAGAGGACGGTAAAAAACGTTGGTGGTTCCGTAACGAGGATGGTAGCTACAAGAAGTCGGAGTGGTACGAAGAATACGGTAATTACTATTACTTCGATGATGAAGGTTGGGCCGCTCAAAACGGTATCAAAGAAATCGACGGTAAGAAGTATCACTTCGGAGACAACTGCGTTATGACTGTTGGTTGGAAACAGGTTGACGGCAAGTGGTATCACTTTAACCGTCGAGATGGCTACATGGAAACTAAGACAATGGTTGAAGGTAAGGATGGTAGACTCTACTATCTTACTGAAGACGGGTCTATGCTCTCCAATACCGACGTCAAAGTTGCCGAGGACGGTTCTCTTATCGAGTCCGCGACCGGCAAGCCAATCGGCACAATGTAGGTCTGTTAAAATAGACCAAACAAAATAAGTCCGGTATTCCGGACGCTTTTTATGACATCACCCCCGGGCTTCGGCCTGGGGGTTATTTTTTGTAGAAAAAACCCACCCGTTAGAAGGCGGGCTTTAATTGCTATAAATCTTCAACGAAAGTTCTTAAAGTTCTTCTTAGCCAATCTAAATAATTTTCAAATAGAATATCGCTAAAAATCATCTCGAATTTTTCGGATACCAAGTTACCTCGATGATACACTATTGTGTCAAACTCAGAGTTATTCTCTCCGTCGTTTGATAAATAGCTTACTTCAATATTCTTTCTAGAGAAAGTGAATGTTAAACTATCATCTAACACTTGAATTTTATATACGGGCCCGTTTATAGTAACGCTTAAACGTTGAGCTGCCGTTTCATCTACACTCGTAAGGTTAGCTATATCTCCAAGCCATGTTTCTAAATATTGTTTTGCTTCATCAAGCTCTGCATCTCTATGAGAATGTTTCAATCTATCCAAAGCGAATTTTACAAAATTATGAACTCTTCGACTCATCCTTTTCACCTCCTACTGACCAAGATTCCCGAATGAGGGTACAGTCATCGTCATTCTACCACCTAGGTAGGCTAGAGGGTATATAGGAATCGCAAGTCAGCAAGAAACCTAAAATATTTAGCAAGAATCTTAAAGTTCTACCTTACTGCTCCATGGGGCATTCATGGGGCAGACTTACCTAGAGTGGGCAGCCGACCTATAATAATATGACCCCATTTTGACCCCTGAAATTTAGAAAGAGGTCAGAATGAAGTCTTTTTTTGCGCAATATGAATAATAGGAATAACGTAAAATAGCCAATGCTATTTATTCGGCATTTATGGTATACTATAGGTAGATAAAGATGGGAAGGAGATGAGGCCATGCATGCTAAGATTAACGCAGAAGAAGTCTTACGACG